ACAAGTTGAAGTATTCACTCGGTGCATTTGATGAGATAGTGAATGAGTTAAAGCCTGATGTCAATACGTTTGACCTGCCCGCGTCACTTGAATCAAACTACCAACCGTACAAGCTACCGACAAATCACAACGACATCCTGCTGTTAAGCGATATACACGTTCCCTACCATAACATACCAGCACTCACGCTTGCGTTGAAATATGGGCTTGAAAACAACGTAAACACGATACTGCTCAACGGTGACGTAATCGACTTCTATGCTATCAGCAGATTCGAAAAAGACCCGCGCAAAAGAAACTTTGGGCATGAGGTCTTAATGACCCGTCAATTTTTGGGCACACTACGCAAGCTATTCCCGAACGCCGCGATATATTACAAGTGTGGCAATCACGATGTGCGCTACGACCACTACATCATGCGCAATGCTCCTGACCTTTTAGGCATGAATGAATTCAGTTTTGAATCACTCATGCACTTAGATCAACTCAACATCACATTCATCCCGGATAAGCAAATCATACACGCGGGCAACTTGACAATCTTACACGGTCATGAATTGGGTATGTCTGTATTCAGTCCTGTAAACATTGCGCGTGGTTTGTTCTTACGTGCTAAAGACAATGCGCTGTGCGGTCATCATCACCAGGCGAGTGAACACAGCGAACCGAACATAAAAGGAAAACTTACAACTTGCTGGAGCGTGGCGTGTCTATGCGAACTGCATCCTGACTACATGCCCATCAACAAACATCATCATGGCTTCGCTCACATTAAGGTGATGGACACAGGGGAGTTTGAAGTGAGCAACTACCGCATAGTCAACGGCAAGATTAGATAATGAAAAAGCCCCCGACGTTTCAGGGGCTAGTTCAATCAATAACATAAAAACAAAAAAGAATCTAATCACTTCGGCAAATATAGAACATGAAGCGCAAACAACATCCGAAAGTAGTACATCGTAAACTTGGACGTGAGCGTGCGCATGGGCAGTATCTAAACAACGTAATAGAGATTGACCCAACACTAGCACCTATGCGCTACATGATTGTTCTCATCCACGAATATCTTCACCACATTCAACCTGAGTGGAGTGAGGAGAAGGTGGATGCGGAGGGCGAGGCACTGGGCAGGTTTCTTTGGAAACAAGGCTTTCGCAAGGTGCAGCAATGATGCGCCCACTGCTAAGGATTAGGAACCGATTCAAAACTTATCGGATATACCGGCTTCAACTAATTCAGTCGCTAACCATTCGCGCATCTTGCCTACTAACTCGTACTGTTCTTCGGTTAGGTCTTGATACTTTTCAAGGCTGCGCAAGTGCTGCCTAAAGTCATCAATCATGTCAAAGTATTTCACACCATTGATAGCGCAATCGAATGCGTGCTGGTCTTCGTGTAGATCAAAGGTTAATGTTGCTGTCATCTTGTTCTGTTTTATTTGGTAATCCTGCTTTGCAATCTTTATAGCCTTGATTGTATGAATCGTGGATGTGGTTCATTTCAATCGTTTGCACGGCGTTTAATAAACCCTCCATCTCTGCCCATGTCATTTGTATGGCTTGACCTTTAAAGCGTCTCTTAAGCGTCATATGCAGTCGACGGATTGCTGTTTCTTTTTTTTCTTGGGTCATAGGTACTTAGTTTCTTTTGTGATTGTAAATAAATCGCGGTTGACTGATTTGATTTTGTGGTAAAGATTATCTTTAAGGTATGTTGTTTTGGCTTCGCTAAACATTCCTAACAACCTTACACGCTCATCCCTCAGTTGGTTTAGTGTCCAGTTCTTTCGGTGCTTTCCCATTGAGTTTTAGTATTTCATTCTTCACATGGTGGTAGTATGCCTTGACTGAATAGAACTCACCTGTCCCTTCAAAGTCTTGCATGATTTCACTAGGTGCATTGCTTATTGCTTCATCTACGCAATGCAGTGCAGCGTTGATAGCTTTGATATGCACATCAGCTAAGTTGCCTTCCTGCTTGCCATTCTCGATGATGTCAAAATAGTTCGAGTACAGTTGCCATGCCTTTTCCTTTGCTTTCATTGTTTAGTTTATTGATTAGTTCAATCACCTGTTCTTTATTGTAGTAGTGCTGCATTGAATTGAGCACGTGGTCTTTGAGTTGATCTGTGGTCATACGATTAAAGTATTTAATTGTGTAACAATCGAATCAATATCATAATGAGTATCGGAGTATACCTGTATTGTTTTAAACCTCCATCTGTGATTGCCTCTGTGTGCATCTTCACTATAATCAGTATTTGTTTTGTTTTTACAAATCTCACAATACTCAACAGTTTTTAAAACGTTTACAAAATATTTAGTGTGCCAACCATAGCCGTTAATTGTGTCCATATATCCAGTCATTATTTTAACCTGCATATGATTTTTTGAAAGGTTTTCGATTACATCTTGCAGGCTCATAGTGCTAAAGTATTAAGGTATTCACGCCACATAGGTACACGCTCTTGCAGCTTTGCGATTGCATCGGCATCGAACTCCACAACCTTCTCATGTATGCGCTCCTGCACTGGAATATCATACACCCACTCGCTAAGGTCGGTTTCAAGATTTGCATCCGGGTAATCGTTTAGGAATTGCTTCATGTCATAAATCATCGAACGCTCAATGCCTTGCGCTTTCTTTAAGAAGGTAGGGTCTGACTGTGCATCGATAAGATTCATGCGGCGTGCGAGCTTGTACTTTTCATCATTAATCATTTGCAGTGGTGCGTTGACTAGCACAAAGCAGAACGTAGCAAGCGGCGCACCTGTGAGCCACATGTAGGCTTGACCCTGCCAAAAGTAGTCTTTGCTCAGGTCGTTGGCTTTTGCATCGTGGAAAGTGTAGATGTCCCATGAAGATTTAATATCCGGCACATTCACAACCAAATCCGTTTCATCATCTTTGATAAGCAAGTCAGGTGTTCCCTTCACAAAGTCATTCGTAAACATCTGCTCATTCTTGAATACGATTTGCTTGCGTTCACGGCGCCACATGTCTATCGCATCATTCTCAACGGCCAAACCTTTCTCAATGTACTTGTTGCTGATTTCTTTGTAACGCTTGTACTTCTGCTGCACATAGACCTCCAGCAATGCGCTCTTTGTTGTTTCGCTCAAACCTGTTTTGGTTCGTGCATCCGTCATCAACTTACCTAGTTGTGACGCTCTGAATAATACTTGTTCCATTTGTTTTTGTGTTATTGATTTGACTGCTAATGTAGCAGAAGTTCGGAAATCCCGAACAACTGCCACATCTTTTAACATTTACACGCCTTCGCTGAATTGACGCATCTCATCCCCGCGATCAATAAGAAAGTTGCGGCGGTTGTTTAGTTCATTGTAAACCTGTGCGAGCACTTCGCTGCTGCATGCCTTTTGGATGCGTGTGCAGTCCATTAGCGTCTCGGCGTTGTTGATTAGGTCTAGCACATAGGCCACATCTTTATCACCGCCCTGTGGTAACTTGCCTTTAAGATTAAATGCTTTGTATACGTCTGCATTCTTACGGTTAAGGTCACGGCCAAACAACTTACCAAAGGACTGCGCTGCATTCTTAAGGCATTCCGTTTTGAGTTTAGGAAAGGCAAGGTCTAATGCGTTCGGCTTTTTGTTGTCTGCATTCAACGCCCATCGGTTGCGCTCTACGTTGTCAAGGTTCTGAGGTGCGCGGTCAACCATGATGATGATGGACGCTGCCCCCGTGCGGCGTATCTCATAGCCGCTGATGGGATGGATAGCAATAAGGTCGATGCTGCCCACTACTTCATTTGCCATGCGTTCCCACTTAAAGTTCTCAGTGCGCCAATGGCCAAAGAACATTTCATCTAGCGTGGTCTCAACGTGTGAGATGACCAGCGTCTGTGCTTTAAGGTCAGGAGTTTTTTCAATCCCGGCTACATCGGGTGTGGCGTTGAGCATCTGCTGGAACTTCTGCAATGCTTCAAGATTGTCTTTGTGAATACTGTTGTTCATGTTATTGATTTTAGAATTTAAAGATACGATTTAATAGCGCATTAAGCAATCATTCAGCTCTTGACAATAGTTAAGAATTGCAAAAACGATTGCGGTGTAGATTAGATACTTGATGACTTTACTTGCTTTCATAGTTTTAATTTTTAAAGGTTAATGCGCGTTACAGTCGCGCCCCTGTTTTGATTAGTACCAGTACTTGTAAAGTAAATCCCAAACTAAGTCATGGTCATTGTTGATGATGTCAAGCTGCTGCTCGGTGGCTACTTCACCTGCAATTAGTGCCTCTGTGATGTAGTAACTTGAGATGTCTGATTTGTGACTGTAACCGTACTGAGTTACTTTGATTTCTTTGAAATTAATTTCTGACATTGCTTTGTGTTTTAGCGTTATTGTTCCACAAATATACAGTGCAATTTCTTGCACCACCAAAAGTAAACTGTTAAAAATTGTTAAAATTTCAATCGGTTACAGATTGTAACCACCTCACGCCCACGAATAGCTGCCGTAGTTCGGGAATAGTTCAAAGTAAACACGCATCATAATTGCGTCTGCATAGTCAGGAGACTTACCATGCATGCGGGCTATCTCGTCTTTACTGATCACTGCAAGTTTGCCGTCTGCTTCAGGTTGTCTACGGCGTATCATATCCAGTTCTTGGATGATGATATCACGGAACTGATTCACTTTGAAGATTACTTTGTTTTGCTCAATCAATTCTGCGAGCTTGAAATAGCATTCCGCTTTTTGATTGATGTATCGGTCTGGTTGCTTTGCACGCCCACCGTTAAGGAAGCCCCGGCACTTGAGGCTATCGACTACGCCACCACCTACACCGTCCTCATCGCATATCACATTGCTCAACTTAATACCTTGTGCCGCGCACAGTTCTTTGATTTTGGATACAACGGTTGTGATGGGTTGCTTTCGCAGTTCGTGTATCTCCATCAGGTGCAATCCATGCCACACGCATATCACACTTCTATCTTTTCCAAGTCGTGCGATGTCGGCACTGATATACTTTTCACCTTTGCTTTCTTCATCCCGGAAGCAGCGCACTAGGTCATCGTACTGATACAGGTTGTCAACTGATTCATCGTATTCCCAATCTCCATACAGCAGCCTTCGCCTGTCTATTTCGGGCAAACGTTCTAGCGTTTCGATATAACTTTCTGGCAGGTGTGGGTTATCGGTCGGCAGCGATGGAATGAATGCTAGATGCTGTGCTAGGTTGTCTGCTTTGTGTGGTGCATAGAACTCATTGTAAAGCCATCCTTTGGACGGATTGCATGTGAGTAGCATCTTCGGTGGCAAATCAAATTCGCGCAGCTTAAAACGAATGCGGCTTTGCAGGATATCTATTGCACGTTTGCTCACCTGTGCGGCCTCGTCTACGTAGGCATCTGTTAATTCTAACCCGCCTAAACTATGGAACTCCGCATCTGATGGGTATGCGAAAAGGTCTTTCAGTATTATTTCACTACCGTTGTTGAACGTGATTACGTGCGTTTGATTGTTGATCGTGTAGTGTTCATTTGGTGCAAGGCCCAGCATGTGCGCTACTTCAAAGAAAGTCTTAAGCGTAGTCTTTTTTAGCGTATCTAATTTGCTACGGCCTATCAGTCCTCTCGTGCCGGGATACTTAAACCTGCGGCTTATCTGCCATGCACAACCAATGAAAGATTTTGAGCCCCCTGCTGCTCCACCGAAAAGCACAACGCGCGCTGGGTGTGAATTACCCAATACGCGCAGTGCTTCGTTTTGTTTCGGTAGGTATTCAATCATTAGAACGGCAAATCGCCTGTGCCTTGTGAATCATCTTCTTGTTGACGTTTCTCCAGCGGCTCGGACATCTTGCCACTAAAGAACTTGCCACTCTTGCCTTCCTTAACCCACGCGGCAAGGCGCATCTTTTTGCCACCTACCATGATTTCACCTGTGTACTGTGGCCCGTTGTTGGCTACGTTGTTGTTCTTGAATAGGGTGAACTGACCCTCTTGCATTTGATAGTTACTCATTGATTTAATTATTGATTATGTTTATATCATCCATCATAAAAGCAATCGTGATGTTGCCTCGCATG